GTTATATGGTTATGATGATGATTATTAATATTTATAACTTTAAATAACATTTAAATCCCCAATCTTTAATTAGGTTGGGGTTTTTTTGTTTTGTATGTATTTATAAAAAAAAGATATTATGACAAGAGATCAAGTATTGATTGAATCTGCCAAATGCTTAAAAAGCACACCATACTGTTTGAAGACATATTTGCAGACATATGACAATACAGTGAAGAAATATGTCCCATTGGATTTATTCCCAGACCAAGTTAAATTGATTGAAGATTTTGATTTACATAATGAAAATATTGCATTAAAGTACAGACAAGCAGGTGTTTCAACAGTTACAGCAGCATGGATATCAAAAAAATTGGCATTTGCAAATAGAAATAAACCAGAAAAAATACTGATTATTGCCAACAAATTGGATACAGCCGTTGAAATGGCAAATAAGGTTAGACATTTCACAGAACAATGGCCAAATTGGGTTGGCATTGGATTTTCATCTGAAAAAAACTCTGCAAGACATTTTAAATTAAATAATGATTGTGAGGTTAAGGCTGTGGCAACATCAAAGGATGCATTGAGGGGTTATACCCCCACCACATTAATCTTTGATGAGGCTGCTTATATTGATGCTGATCCTGACTTCTGGGCTGCATCTATGGCATCATTATCTTGCGTTCATGAGGATTCATATATCTTCACAGACAATGGAATAATTCAATTAAAAGATATTATATCTGAAAAGAATAATATTGGATTCACAAAATATGATGGGTCATTAAAAGTTATTAACAAAGATAAGGAAATTGTTGATATAAAAAGCACATTCAAATCCATAAGAGCAACATGTTATAAGATAAAAACAAAATTGGGTTATGAATTAACTGGGTCATTTAAGCATCCATTATTGGTTAACACAAATGCTGATAATGATGAATGGGTTAGAATGGAGCATATGAAGGTGGGGGATAATATAAAGCTCCAATTTGACCAGAATTTATTTGGAAAGGATCAAGAAATACAATTTGATTTAAAGCATTTTAATGAAACAGAGAAATATAAACTCCCAACAAAATTATCTGATGATTTGGATTTGTGTTATCTTATGGGGTTATTTGTTGCAGAGGGAAATTATAATGATAATACCATTGCAATAACAAATGGGGATGATGAGATTATTAACTTTTTAACAAATATGAATTTTATTAAAAGTAGAGAACATCATTATTATTATTCATCCTCATATTTAACAAGATTTTTCCAAGAATATATTGGAATGCCCAAAGCAATTGCAAAAGATAAGAAAATTCCCCAGATTATATTAAGAAGTTCAAAGGAGGTTGTTAAGGCATTCTTGCAAGGCATGTTTGATGGTGATGGTTGCGCATATAAAACTGGGGTTAAATATACCAGCACATCAAAAGAATTGGTTAATCAACTTCAAATATTATTATTGAATTTTGGCATCCAATCCTATATTAAATACACAGAAGAAAAAACATCAAAAACATCCATTTTAACAAATAAAAATCATATAACAAAAATATATAATCTTTTCATTAAAAACCAATATATTGAAAGATTCTTTGATGAGATTGGATTTAGATTATCAAGAAAGCAAATAAAACAAAACAATTATAAAAATAAATTAAAGAATAGCCAGACCATATATGCAACAAAAGATGAATTAAAGGCAATTTTAAATGAGAATGGAATTAAGCGTTCCCAATATGAAAAAGAATTTAGATTTATGGATGGGTTATTAAGAAAAAATAAAACAAGGATTTCCTTGCATTCCCTTGAACTTTTATTTGAAAAGAATTTGCCAAATAAAACCACATTATCCATTTGGGAAAATAGATATGAAAAATTAAAAAGTTATTTCTATGATGAGATTATTCATATTGATTCATTTGAGGATGATACCTATGATTTGGAAATTCCGGATGGGCATTCATTTGTCAGCAATGGAATAATTTCCCATAACACAGGTGGCAAAGTTGTTGTAATATCAACGCCAAATGGATATGATAAAATATATTATGAAATATATGACCAAGCATTGCGTAATGTGAATGATTTTAAGATTACAGAAATGGTTTGGTATAGAGACCCAAGATATACAAAAGATTTATATATGGTGAAGACAAAAGATATGATTCATTATCTTTTGAATAAAGAGGAATATAGCAAAGATGATATAATTGATTTATCATATGAAAATTCTTATGAGAGAGACCATCAGAGAGTTATTGAATATATTGAAGAGGGTTATAAACCATGTTCATCTTGGTATGAGGGAATGGTTAAGAAACTTAAATATGATAAGAGAAAGATATCACAAGAGATTGAAAGCAATTTCTTGGGGTCAGGGGATAATGTGTTTGATTCAGAATTATTATCAAATATTTTAAAAAATCAATTAACAAATCCCATATCAAAATTAATGGGAAATTGTTTGTGGATGTTTAAAGAACCAGAAAATGGTCATAGGTATGTTGCTGGTGTGGATGTTTCAAGGGGTGATTCGGAAGATTTTTCAACCATTCAGATTATTGATTTTGATGCACAAGAGCAAGTCTTGGAATATGTTGGAAAAATCCCCCCAGATATATTGGCAGAAGTTGTTTTTAAATGGTGTTCATTATATAAGGCATTTGTTGTTGTTGATTTAACTGGTGGAATGGGGGTTGCAACATCAAGAAAATTGCAAGAAATGAATTATCCAAGTTTGTATTATGATAATATTGACCCAGCTAATAAATGGAAGTATGATCCAAAAATGAATGAAAGAATACCAGGAATAAATTTTAACAATAAAAGAGTTCAAATGATTGCTTCATATGAGGAAGCATTGAGGCATAAGTTTAAGATTTACTCAAATAGACTATACAATGAAATGAATACGTTTATATATATAAATGGAAGACCTGATCACCAAAAAGGGCATCATGATGATTGTATTATGGCTATTGCTATGGCAACATTTGTTGCTGAAAAATCATTCCAGAATTTAGAAAAAGTAACAAATCACACAAAAGCAATGATTAATTCATGGAGTACTTTTACAAATACATATACAGAGCAATCTTTATTTTTTAACCCAATGATACCAAGTAATGGGTATAGGCAAATAAAAAATGAACCAAATGCAAATGATTATCAAAAATATAATTGGCTATTTGGTGTCAGATAAATTAAAATATTATGGACAGTAATAAAAATCAAAATTTAACAGTTTGGCAAAGGTTATCAGCAACTTTTGGTCCAAACTCATTATTAAATCAAGATGTTCCAACATATAAATTTGATAAAAAGGAACTATTAAGAACACAAAATAAGGCAGAATTTGAACGTGAGAAACTTCAAGCACAGCAATCTTTTTATTTATCAAACCAATGGGCAAAGATTGATAATCATTTATATACCCAAGCAGTCTATTATGAACCAACAAGATTGGCTTCAGTTTATGATTTTGAATCAATGGAATTCACCCCAGAAATTGGAGCAGCATTAGATATATATGCTGAAGAATCAACAACAACTGATGAAGATGGACATATGTTACAGATATATTCTGAATCAAAAAGAATAAAATCAGTATTAACTGATTTATTTAATAATGTTTTGGATATAAATACATCATTACCTATGTGGACTAGAAACACATGTAAGTTTGGTGATAACTTTGTCTTTTTAAAGTTAGACCCCGAAAAAGGCATTGTTGGATGCAATCAGTTACCAAATATTGAAATTGAAAGGTTAGAACCAGGAAGTTCAGAAAAATCACCAAACTATGGTGAAATGTCATCAAGTAATGAGTCATTAAAATTCAAGTGGAAGAATAAACAAATGGAATTTCAACCTTGGGAAGTTGCACACTTTAGAATATTAGGGGACGACAGAAAACTCCCATATGGCACATCCCTCCTTGAAAAAGCAAGACGTATATGGAAGCAATTGCTATTAGCAGAAGATGCTATGTTAATTTATAGAACATCAAGAGCGCCAGAGAGAAGAGTATTTAAAGTCTTTGTTGGAAATATGGATGATAATGATGTTGAAGCATATGTACAACGTGTTGCAAATAAATTTAAGAGAGAACAAATTGTTGATGGAAAAACAGGTAATGTGGATATGAGATTTAATCAAATGGCTGTGGATCAAGATTATTTTGTTCCAGTAAGAGACCCATCTCAAGGAAGTCCAATTGAAACATTGCCAGGTGGAACAAACTTGGGTGAAGTTGCTGATATTGAATATATTCAAAAGAAATTGGTAACAGCATTAAGGATTCCAAAAACATTCTTGGGGTTTGAAGATGTGGTTGGTGATGGAAAAACATTATCATTACAAGATATTAGATTTGCAAGAACCATAAATAGAATACAGAAATGTATGATATCTGAATTAAACAAAATTGCAATAATTCATTTATTTTTGTTGGGATTTGAAGATGAATTATCTAATTTCACATTAGGTTTAACAAATCCATCAACTCAAGCAGATTTGTTAAAGATTGATATATGGAAAGAAAAAATTGGGCTATATCAACAAGCAGTTGCTGATCCTGGTTCAGGAATTGCTCCAACATCAGCAACTTGGGCTAAAAAACATATTTTTGGTTGGTCAGATGAAGAAATTAGATTAGATTTACAACAACAGAGAATTGAAAAAGCTGCAGGTGAAGAATTAAAAACAACAGCTCTTGTTATTAAAAAGACAGGACTATTTGATAATATTGATAAATTATATGGTGTTGTTAGTGGTGCAACATTAGGTGCACCACCTCCACCTCCAGGTGGAATGGATATGGGTGGAATGGATATGGGTGGAATGGATTTAGGCGCACCCCCACCACCGCCAGCAGAATTAGGTGGAGAAGCAGAAGCACCT